TCTGCATATTCATGAGGTGCTTCATAAGTCGAATAAATCCTTGCTAATGGAGCAAGCTCTTTTCGTTTTAAGTTTGTAGGTTTTTCAGGAATATCATAAGTAAAGATACCTTGTTTGTATCCTGGGAATTCCTTACCCCTAAACTGATCGAAGAGTTTATTTAACTCTTCATCTGCTACCAAAAGTTTGTATGCTTCGGTTTCAGCAATCATTTACTCAACACCTCCCTCATTTTTGATTTATAAATTGATTCAGCTCGAGGAGTGACTGCGTTAATAGTTTTTTCCTCGAAGTCTTGCGCTTTCTGATAGATTGTTCCACTATCTGGATATTTCGCACGCCATCCAGTAGCACGACCATAACCAATATCCTTTGAAGGAGCATCTCCTCCCCCTTTGAAATTGCTGATTCTTATATCTTCACTCAATCGAGTGAGAGTGGGTTCATCAGATACAGGAGTATTTACTTCAAGCTCTTTTTTGAACTCTTGAGCTACCTCTGTGACAGCTTCGCGAGCCACTCTTGGTGCTTTAGCTTCTAGCTTCGTAAGATTACCAAGACAAAGATCCAATCCTTTTGTCATGACACCATCACTCCCTTGATTAAATCAATTTCCTTGTTTGAGTAGTCACGTTCAATAGCAATAATTTGATATTCATTACCATCAAATTCTACAAAGCAAGAATTGTCAAAAGGCAGCTTTGGTAAATGACGAATTAAGAATGTTTTGGCGTCTTTGTGCTCAGATAATCCACTAGCTTTCGTAACCGTTGCAGTTTCGCGAAAGTCTTTAATAGAGGTTTTTGAAACTTCCGCCCAGCAAGAATACAGGTCCTTTCTTTCGAAATCTAGCACCTCTCCATCTTCGTTTTGTCCGCCAACTTTCTGGAAAAAAGTAATGCGAACATTCATGTTACGTGTCCGCATCGACTTCCCTCCGTGTTCTAAGCTGATGAATAATGTTTAGCACACCATTTGCTAGTGGATAGCGCATGCTATCTGCTGACATCCCTCGATGTTCGTATTCTTCTTTAACTTGCTTTTTGACGGCAAGTTGAAATTTCGCATAATTTTCAAAATCCTCTGGTTTAGCCTTGTCATCTATGGCAAAGCAGATTTGTTCTTGCGCCGACTCAATCATTTCTTTGATGATTTCATCTTCGAAATCATAATCAATTTTGCAATAAAGCTTCACGCTCTCTAATAATTCTTGCTTAACAGGCATAGATACCTCCTATCAAACTACTAGAGCTAGAAGCTCCGATTTATTAGACGATGGATTATAACTGATATTCTTACTGTCTAGATAATCCATGATTTCTTGCTTGGTGCTACTTGCGGTTGGTACTGCTAAAGTTACCGCTGACCGTGAGACACCCCCACTAACTGGGGGAGCCTTAGGGCATAGTTACAAAGTAACCTGCTTTTGCATCTGCTTTCTTAACGTCGAAGCGTACAACTGCTTGCAAGTATTGACCATAGATTTCGTTATCAGTCCAACGAAGTCCAAGGTCTACACGATCTGCAAATAGCACACCACGTTGGATGTCGCCTACAAAGGCTTTAGCTTCACCAGCTTCTCCAAGAACCGTATCAGCAACTACAAATACTGGATGGCCAAGGAAAACTTTACCTGATGCAGAAACGATAGAGTCTTGAAGTAAGTAACGACCGTTCTTATCTTTCATTGTGTCAAGTTTTTGGTAGAAGCTTTGTGAAACTACGAATGATACATTGTATGCTGGGTCAAGGTCAACATTCAAGATCGCTTTAATAGCATCCAAATCTGTTGCTTGTTTTGCTTCAAATGTTTTTAAAACACCACCGATTGCATCATTTGTAGTATTAACCTTAATTTGGTTAGCTGCTTCAGCAACAATAGCAAGCAAATCTACATCAGCATCGTCGATTGCTTCTTGTGAAAGTGGAATAGCACCACGGTAAGTCTTAACTTTCCAAGTGACATCTGTAAATTCTGGCTTAGCAAGAGCTGGGTTCTTTTCTAATTCTTCTACGCTTGCCATCTTAGATGTAGCTTGTTTAAGAATTGGGTATGAACCTTCGCCTTTAGATGCTTTGTGGATTGTCACGAATTGTTTAAGGTCAAGAACAGTCTTGACTTCACGAATTGGTGTAGTAACAATTTCTTTGCTAGTTACTTTTTCAGTCTTGTCTTTCTTCAATCCATCTTGTGTTGGGTTGACTGCTTCGTTCATAGGCACAAGAACTTCGTCTTGACCTTCAAAACGAAGACCCTCATTTCGAATGCGACCTTTTGAACGGATGAACTCATTTACAGCTTCACGGTAAGTTTTACCTTCTGATTTTACTTCATGTTTTTCACCAGATGCTTGTACACCTGCTCCATTTGCTGCCAATTCATAAGTCTTCAAGTTGTTTTCTGCTTCTTCCTTTTGTGCTTTTAAACCATCAATCGCTGCACGAATTTCACGAGCTTGTTCAAGATCTTCATTATTCAATGCAGATTTCAATTCATCTGTCTTATTAACAATTTCAGCACCGATATTTGTAATCTGCGCCTTGAGTTCTTTCATTTTTTCTTTAAACATACCTTCTTTTCTCCTTTTGGGTATAAAAAAGAGAGCTTAAAGCCCTCTGAGTAATTCTTCTTTTTCGATTTCTCGTAGCATATTTTGGATTTCTGACTTACGCTTGCTACGGTTAGCGTAGAAGTTATCAATAACTGCTTGTGGCAACAATCCATTCTCTAGGCTCGCTACTGCACCAACATCATCAAAGGTCATCACTTCATCGGCAAAGCCTTTTTCAACTGCTTCACTAGCTGACATGAAGGTTTCATTTCTCATCATGTCGATGATAACTGATTCTTCCAATCCAGTTTTAGCAACATAAGCATTCACAATAGCTCGGTCGCTAGATTTAAGCGCATTAGAAGCTTTGTCTAAATCATCACTATTACCAGATACATAACCATACAGTGCTTTGTGAATCATAATCTGCGCTGTTGGACTGATAAGCACCTTGTCAGCTCCCATGATTGCAACACTAGCAGCACTTGCTGCCATTCCTGTTACTTCAACAGTCACATTCCCTGGATAGCTTTTCAACGCTGTGTAGATTTCACTACCGACAGTAACAAGACCACCGTTTGAATTAACTTCCAAAACAATGTCACTATTGTCTTCAGGGAAAGCATCTGTAATAGATTTAGCGCTGACTGCTTCCAAACCGAAGTAGTCGTAAGCTTCTTGACTATTATTCGGAATCAGCGGACCTTTCATCTTGATTCTCTTTGGCATCCTTTGTCTCACCTCCTTTCATTGATTGATATTCTTCTTTCTTATCTAAGAAGACATAGTTCAAACTTGACTGGTAACGGTCCATGTTTGGATCAGTAGAACGTTCCTTACCAAGTTCAATCAAAGCTTGGTTAGGTGTTAAGATTTGATTGTTCACAAGTTTTACAATTTCGTCTACATTTCTACCAGTCACGCTACGAGTATCAAAATCAACACGATACTTCCTGCGTTCTTCATCATCAAATACTTTCAAGGCTAATTCACTTGTGATTGCATCAAAATAGAATGGAAGGTCATTGGTCACATAGTCTTCAGTCAACTGTGCAACAGATTGGTTAGGACTATTGACTCCCAACTTGAAACTAGGAACTCGCAAAGCTTTAGCAATCTGTGCAGTTGAGAAGTTATTCGATGTAATCAGTTGTAAGACATTCGTATCAATTTCAAGAGGCGTATATTCCTGTGTATCATCAAATACCAAAGGACTGCCACCAGTTGAGCCTTCACGCATTTTCTCAAAGTCCATACGGGCTTTCTTACGGGCTTCACCGTTTAATTGAGCACCCTTAAGCTTGATAATTCCACTTGAGAAACCATCTCTAAAAAATTTAATTAAGGTATTCAGACCGCCGTTTTGCAAGCTGATTTCATCGCCTAACGATAGCAATGGAGAACGCCCTAAGATAGTGTCGTGGCTAAAGAATTTCCAATGGATAACATCTTCTGCCGTACAAACAATCTCTTTGCCGTTCAAACGGTCACGGAATGTATAAATCAATTCATGGTCATTAGTTTCTTCAATAGTCGTTTCAGACGGTCTAAAGAATTGAAATTCTAATGGCTTGCCACTGATTGGATCACGTAGAATACGAGAGAATGAATTACCAGTCAAAATTGTATTGACGGTCATTGCAAACTTCCATTGCCTTGCTGATGTATTACTTGTAGATTTAACATTTAAAAGATAGTTCATATCTTCATCTTGCTCAATATTCCCCATTAAATCTTTTTTCAGCAATGGAAAACGAGCAACATCACCAGCTATGATAGATACTGCAGTCAAGACATCGCTATTCTTTAAAGCAGATATACCAGTATATTCAGGACTTGAATTACCAGAGATTACCGAAGAGATATAATCGTCATAAGATAGTTTTGACGACCCTAAAGATTGAAAAAAAGTCATTTATTTTCTCACCTCCTTTCTAATTCACCCCCTTGTTTTACTGATATACAAGGCTAATAATATTAAAATAGTTCCACTACATAAAAAACCTGCTACTTGATTCAACAAGAAAAAGCCATAGATTAAAAATCCAAGCCCTATCAATAGCAATATAGTGTGGATATGTTCCAGTATTTTCAAAATAGTGAACCTCCTTCCAGGATTTTCTCGTTTGTCCAATAACCACTTCCATCAAATGGCTCTAAGTAACAAGCAGCATAAGCATCTAACAGAGCATCCAAAGGGTCGATTTTATTACTGTTTTTGTTTTTATCAATCCTCATACCGTTATTATCAACTCTGGTATATGCATTGTTAATTGCCATTGTTAGCAACTGATTGCCACTGTGCTTGATTTTACCTTGACGGACATCATCACGAAACTGTTTCGTAGGCATATTCAAAACCATGGTGGTTTGTGGTATCTGGACTAGTGGCCATTCTGGGTGTCGCTTTTCTATCATAGTTAATAGTGAACCAAATTGATAAGGGTCAAAGAATATACCTTGTAATTCCCAATCGTTTTGATAGACCATTTCCTCGATTTTCTCAAGCACACGCTCATCATCAATAACACCACTTTCAAGCGTGGCTATCTCGCACTCACCCATCCTCTCTAGATTAGTATAAGAAACACCGTCTCTTTTTTCTTTTGCTAATTG